ATGAATCACATGGGACAGCATGCTGCTGCATATGATTATTTGAAAAAAGCAAAGTCCATGTCTCTCGAAGACGTCAACAAGAAATATGTTTTGTTTGTTACAGAGACTTGCTATGGTAAATTTGTCAACGATGAGCTGTCTGTCTCTTGCTATTGGCTTTCTCTCAAAGATGAAGGTCTCAAGCTTCTTCGACCACTTATCGATGATCCGGATCATGAGTGGTGTCGTGAGAGGCTCTTGAAAAATCTAAACTACTTAGAACTTCTGCCTTAAAAGTCTAGAACGTCGTGTAATTACATGCTAAGCCTGCTACAATAGGCTTGGAGGTAATTCATGACATGCCACTGTGGTGAGAGCGGCTACTATCATTGCTCTGAACTCAGAGCCAGCCTAGATGAAGCAAAAAAGCTGATCAAGCTAATCGTCGGATCAGGTTATCTAGAAGGCTGGAACAAAGATCGTCCTGAAGAATTTGCACAGGACATTTATGCAGAATGCGAAAGAGTCTTGTCTCTTCCCGCAGAGATTCAAAGCTGCAACGAAGAAGACGAACACGTCTAAGGAGGTTCTCTATGAGCGGCGGACATTTCAATAGTCATGGGTACATTTACTACCGAGTCAGAGAATTTGCAGATGAGCTTGAGAACGATATTGAAAACAACGACAAGGAAGACGAGTGCGGTTACTCTCCTGGATTTAGCGAAGAGACTCTTGCAATATTGAGAGAAAATGTCCAACTCTTGAGGGCGGTCGCTGAAAGAATGCGTCACATCGATTACCTGTACTCAGGCGATCACGGAGAAGACTCTTTTAAAGAACACATGAATGAGTTGGTCTCTCGCGGAGATTCATGATGATTACTGTTCGGGATGTTGAATTATACCACGCAAGTCTTTTTACGCCTGGTGATCTCTTCCATCTCAAATTAGATTTATTGACGAATACAAATACTGATTTTTTTGTGGCGCAATCGGGTTCGGCTGTTTTGGTAATTGACAAAGTAAATACTGAAGGCACTGTCATAGACGTGCTAATTGAAGGGCATATGTGCAGACTTTCTGCCTCTCATCTCGCAGAAGCTCTGTGCGTATGATAAAACGAAAGATTCCTGGTGACAGTTATAAGATGACCCTCCCATTCGAGCCAGGCACAGTCTGGTATCTCGCAGATGAAATACCCCTAGATGAACATGTTATTGAGAAAGGTGCAACTGTTCTAGTTCTACATAAGGAGCGAAATGTAGTTGACACGCTGATTGAAGGTCGAATACTGCGTTGGGATGTGTGGTCGTTGTCTGATGCAGTACGCATCGTGTAATTCTTGTGTGTTCGATGTATAGTAAGCTTATAAGCAAAACATGGAGAAAATATGTCGTTTGACAGTGCAGCTCTACAAAACCTCTTGAAAATTTCACCGCCCAAGAACTTTACAGGGCTCCATTCGCACTCGTCGTTTTCGACGTTCGATGGACTCGGTTATCCAAAGGATCACATCGAATTCATCACGAGCGAAGCACAGGGCATGGACTCGTGGGCACTAACTGACCATGGCAATGGCTCAGGCCTCGCACACGCTCGAGCTGCTGCCGTTAAAAAGCAAAAGTCAGGCAAGAAGTATCGCCAGCTTTACGGCGTTGAGTTCTATTTTGTTCCCTCACTTGATGAGTGGCAAAAGCAGATGGATGCCCACCAGCAGTCTGTAAAGGACGCAAAGTCTTCTCGCGAGGCACAGCTTCTCGCTGAGTCTCCCACAATCATCAAGCCCGCCGACGAGGATGATGAGCAGGGCGGTCACGTCATTGAAAATGAGGAGGAGACAAAGGAGTCGAAGACAGACAAGCCTGAGTGGAAGCGATACTACCACCTTGTTGTCATCGCTAAAAACAGGGTGGGTCTCGGTAATCTCTTCACGCTCGTAAAGAAGTCATTCAAGCACGGCTTCTACCGATTCCCAAGAATCGATTATAAGATGTTGAAAGAGCACGGCGAAGGGCTTGTCGTCAGCACAGCATGCGTTGGTGGTCTTCCATCGTCGCTTATCTACCGCGAGTTTGCTGGCAAGTCTTTCAATGAACTTACACCTGATCTCTTGGCAGGACCTGCTGCAGAGGCTGCCGTCAAGAATATTCGCGGCCGTCTTGACAATATGGCAGATCGTTTTGTTGACTGCGTCGGCCGCGACAATTTCTTCCTGGAACTCCAGTTCAACGATCTTCCTGCACAGCATCTGACAAATCAGTGTCTTATCGAGCTTTCGCAACGCACAGGTCTTCCTCTTGTCGCAACAGCTGACTCACACTTCCCGTCTCCTGATAAGTGGCAGGCACGTGAGCTCTACAAGAAGCTTGGCTGGATTGGCGCAAAGCTTGACAAGACCATGATTCCCAAGCTCGAAGACATGAAAACGATGTTGTACCCGAAGAATGCCGAGCAGATGTGGGAAGAGTTTAAGAAGGGTTACACACAGTACTCCTTCTATCAGGGTCATGAAGAACTTGTTCGTGATGCAATCGAGCGCACACACGATATTGCTTGGCAGAAGTGTGAAGACACGTGGATCGATGTCTCAGGCAAGCTGCCCAAGTTCGGCACTCCCAAGAAGTCGGCGTTCTCAATGCTGTCAGACCTCGTGAAGGAGAGCCTCGTTCGTGAGGGTCTCGCTGACAAGCCTGAGTACGTCGCCCGAGCCAAGGAGGAGCTGTCCGATATCAAGTACCTCGGACACGAGGCTTACTTCCTCGCGATGCAGAAGATCTTTCATCGTGCTGAGACACAGACTCTGCTAGGTCCCGGTCGTGGATCGGGTGCAGGTTCGCTGGTAAACTTCCTGTTAGGCATCACTCAGATTGACCCTATTCCGTATGGATTGCTGTGGAGCCGATTCTTGGGAAGACATCGCTGTCTTCAAAAGGATACACTTGTTCTATCAGAGACGGGCACAAAACCTATTAGTCAGCTGAGTGTGAATGAAAAAGTCCTCACATCAGGTGGAACATATGAGCGTGTTATTGACAAAGAAGATGATGTAAAGCACGATATTAATGCTCACATCAAGACGGCCAAAGACAATTTTTCGTGTTCACCGAATCATAGATGGCTTGTTAGACGCGATGGCGAAGTGCAAGAAGTACTAACAACAGACCTCAGAAAAGGTGACAAGCTGTTGTTCATCAAGCAAAAGTCTCCGTGAAACTATATTTACCCCAGTGAATCTCAGCCAAAGGTGAGACTATGGGAAATACAAGTAAGAAAACACAGATCTGCAAGTTTTGCAATAAAAATTTCGAAATAGAATTTGAGCACACACAGCAAGGCTTTGGTACGTGTCAACGTGCGTATTGTTCAAATGAGTGCAAGTCAGCTAAGAAGAGAGAGAAGACTAACTCATCTGTGTATCTAAGCTGTAGCTTCTGTCACAAAAACTACACGCTTCCGCCAAGCCTTGCAAAACAATCCAAGTACTGTTCCCGCGAATGTCAAAATCAAAGTCAGGCTAAGCAGAGTCAAAAGAATCGTGAAGTCTTGCAATGCATCGTCTGCAGCCAGAGCTATGAGGAAATTGTCGGCAGGAAGAGAAAATACTGTTCTCTGGAATGTGCGAAGGTAGGAAGCCGAACAGCTGAACGCATTCTTGTAGCCTGTGAGATGTGCGCAAAGGAGTTCGAAAAGTATGCAACATCACCAATAAGATTCTGTGGACGAAAGTGTCAGTACGCCGCTCAGTCATGCGGTAAGATTCGTCTCTTTTCAGGTGGGCGTTCAGGCGTAAGATCTGACCTCGGTTCATACTTTCGAAGCGCCCTTGAAGCAGACTATGCAAGATTTTGCAATCATATCGGAGTCAAGTTCTTATATGAGCACCAGACATTTAAAGTTGCAGTCAGTGACTCTGAGACTGTAAGTTATACACCTGATTTTTATCATCCTGAAACTCAAGAGTTTGTTGAGTTAAAGGCCGGCAGAAAAGATCGAGCATACGAAAAGAATCTGGTTGCGCTTGATGTGCTTAAGAAAAATGGTTTAAATATTCGTGTAATTTATATGAAAGCCTTTTATGATGAGCTTAAAGCACAGGAGCTGTTTAATGTCATTCCCAATCTCGAATCCAGAAACTACAAAGGAACAAAACATCTTGTCATCAATTGAGTTTGAAGAGGTCGAAATCGACGAAGTGGTCTTTAGTGATAGTCTCGAAGAGTATGTCGACATTGAGGTTGAGAATGACCACACGTTCTTTGTTTCGACCAACGGTGACAACTTTGCTCTGACACACAACACTTCTTGGCCTGACATCGACACTGACGCCGGCGATCGCGATGTCCTCATTGATGCCGCACGCGACCTGTTCGGCGACGATGCCGTCATTCCGGTGTCCAACTTCAATACCCTCAAGCTCAAGTCTCTCATCAAGGACATTGCCAAGTTCTACGACGTTCCGTTCGATGAGGTCAATGCCATGACCGGGCCACTGCAGGACGAGGTGATGGCCTTTGCCAAGGATGAGAACCAGGAGAAGTCCGTCTTCGTACTCAAGCACGAGGACTGCATGAAGTACTCTGAGAGGTACCGCAACTTCATGGAGAAGTATCCTGATGTCGCGGCTCATGTTGAGACCCTATTTATGGAGAACCGCTCTATCGGTCGTCACGCAGGCGGCGTCATTATCGCTCCCGCTGAGGACCTCGAGCGGACCATGCCAATCATCAGTGTCCGCGGTGAGCTGCAGACGCCGTGGACCGAAGGCATGAACTTCAGAAACCTCGAGGACAACGGCTTCCTAAAGTTCGATTTCCTCGGTCTAACGCTGCTTAAGGATGTCGAGAACTGCATTGCTCGTATTCTCAAGCGACAAGGAAATCCGAGGCCCACGTTCGCAGACGTGAAGGCGTTCTTCGACAAGCACCTCAATTGCAGATACGTCCTTCAGGACGACCCAAAGGTCTGGGAACACGTCTACCACAATGCTCGATTCACAGGTGTCTTCCAGTTCACTGCGCACGGCGCCCGAAAGTTCTGCCTCGATGCGAAGCCGAGCTCAATCGAGGAGCTGGCTGCGCTCACTGCGATCTATCGCCCTGGTCCACTCAAGGCGAACGTCCACAGGAAGTACGTCGAGGCGAAGAATAATGCCTCACTCATCAAGTACGAGCACCCTGTGATCGAGAAGGTCCTTGGCCCCTCCTACAACTTCGTCGTCTTCCAGGAACAGTTTATGACTCTGGCAGTCGAGCTTGCTGGATTCTCTCCTGGTGAGTCCGACCAGCTTCGAAAGACACTGGTTAAGAAGTCGCTGGACACAATAGGCAAGAAGGGCGATGAGCGTGAGGAGGCCCGACAGAAGTTCATCAAGGGTGCCAAGGAGCTCCACGGAGTCCCCGAGAACATCACGTCCGCCCTGTGGTCGACAATCGAGGCATTCTCTGTCTACGGCTTCAACAAATCTCACGCTGTCGCCTACGCGATCGACTCCTACTACGCTGCGTGGCTTCACACGCACTATGAGACTGATTGGCTGGCAACTTGTCTGCAGTCTGAGAACAATAATCCGGACGGCCTTGAGAAGACGATAACAGAGATTAAGTCGTATGGCTACAAATTCATGCAATCAGACATCAACTATTCGGGTGACGTGTGGATGTATTCTAATGAGCTGCAGGCATTTATTCCACCTCTCAGCTCTGTCAAGGGTGTAGGAACGACTGCCATGGAAGAAATCATGAAGAATCGTCCTTACAAGAATCTTGATGATCTTCTCTACGATGCGAGTGGTGAGTGGCGACACTCTAAGGTCAATAAGACTGCCATGAGATCACTCTGCCTTATCGAAGCTTTCTCCTCGCTTGAAGAGCTAAAGAGCGGTCGAATTAGAAATCATAGACAGCTTTTGGCGCTTCTGACAGATGAGAAGAACTATGACACACTTCGCAAGGGTCGTTTTGGAATGTCTCCAACGCAGATCAAGAAGCTACAGAAGAGCGGTGAGGTTGTTGTACCTATCATCGACAAGCTTATTGAGACGTACGAAGGGCTGCCTGACTGGAGTCGAACTGAGAAGCTTAAGAATCTCATGGAAATGACATCCAGCGTTAGCAATGACCTGCTCTTCCCATCAGCACTAATGCGCAAAGTCAAAGAAAAGTCAGTGCCTTCAGTCTTTCAAATTCCTGGAGGAACAAAAGGTATTGGTTGGTTCTGTGTGACTGAAGTTCACCAGAAGTCTACCAAGAACGGCAAGAGCTTTTTGCGCCTTAGAATAATTGACAATGAGAATAATTCGACCTGGCTTCGCTGTTGGGGTAAGTTCGAAGAAGTTCCAGAGGAGTTCTCTCTCTGGATTGGAGAGATCGAAAATGACTCAAGCTGGGGCATGTCGACGTCTGCATGGAAGATTAAGCAACTTAAAGCTTTCGAGTGAGACTTATAGTTTGTACACAACTACTGCATTGTGTATAA